GGGCATGCTGTAGTTGTCGTTGTAGATGCGCTTGAGCTTGTTGTAGTTCAGCGACGCCAGCACATGTCCAGGGATCATCACCTTCTTGCCAGTGGCCTTGCCAATGGTAGCACGCTCCATCTGCTCTTGGTTCTTGGCATGGTTGGTGATGTTGTTGGCACGTTTGGGGCTGCCCTTCTCCCAGCCTGGCCAGCTGCGGAACTCGCGCCTGAACGCGCTGATGCGCTCCAAGCTTTCCTCACGACCACTGCCAGTCAACACACCAATCAGCACATCCTGCAGGAAGTCCTGCACGGTCTTGGGCGTGTCTGAACGCTTGAGATCCAAGCCCATGGCCTTGATCTCGCCTGGCTTGCCGTTGGTATCCTTGCGCTTGCCTTCCTTGTCATAGATCAGCACAGCATAGCGCTTCTTGGTGATGAACAGGCCCTTGTAGGCACACAGCTCGCGAGCTGCCTTGATGATCTTGCCATTCTCTTCTGGAGCATGGAAAGCTTCATACATGAAGTCTGGGAAGCTGGCATTGGTCATGTCAGCAATCTTGTCATAGAGATCTATGACATTCTCTTTGGTCCACTCAAAGTCTGCGTACTCTGGGCTGTCCTTCATCACGGGATAAGCTGAGAAGTATGCGCTGTCCGTGTCACCATACACGATGCTGCGACCAGTATGCTCGTAGCTGCCGTCGATGATCTCGTTGATCTTTGATGCCATATGCTTGACGATGCAGCGTCCGCTCAGCGTGGTGCTCTGTGCCACTCGCGGGTCATACCAGCGCGATCCAGGATTGCCAACTGCGCCGTAGAGGCTGTTGAGCAAGATCTTCTTGATCAGCTGCCGTTGGTCATAGAACACTGCCTGCCGCTTGGCTTCTGCTTTCTCGTCTGGATCAGTGGCTTCATCTGCCAGCTTGGCCCACTTGCGATATTCAGCCTGCAGCTCCTTGCGCTCAGCAAACCAACGTGTGAGCACGCCCGGGATCAGACCCTGCTTGCCATAATCAAATATGGTACCGTTGGCACTCAGTGTCAGCTGCTTGCCGCTGTTCCATACCAAGTCATACACTTCCTTGGCAGTGACCACCACTTCGTTACCATCTTCAAACTGTATGGTCACCGGCGTGTTGTTCTGTTCCATCACCGCTTGATATTCCAGCGTGCCAAACACGCTGTTCCATGCGTCAGCAAAGCTCTTCTTCTGTGCTATCTGTGCTTTCACGAACTGATCAGTCATCTCTGGCTTGATCTGACCGATGATAGTCTCGGTGCTCATGTTCAGCGCACGGATCACTGATGGATACAGGCTGTTGATGTCAACGCCGCCGATCCAATCGTGCATGCCTGGCTTGGGATCTGCCACGTAAGCGCCAACCACCGAGCCGCCCATCTCAGCTTCCTCGTCCCAGCGTGCCTGCTTCTCTTCTTCAGTCTCGCGCACCCTGGCTGGCACCATGAGATCCATGTCATGCGCTGCGTTCACGATGGCTTGGTCGATCAGCGCCACGGCGCCCATGGTTGTCTGTAGCAGCACGCAGTTGGTATGCGCGATGTTGTTGGCCAGCTCGATGAACTTGAGTTTCTCGTCAATCTTGACCAGCAGCTGCACGTCTTGGCGCGAATATTCTATGAACTTCTTGAAATCATTGTTGTACAGCTGATCCAGCGTGCCTTCATAGGGTACCTTGCGATCGCCTACCTCGTATTCCCCGATGGCATCCAAGCGATAGCTGTGCATCTCGTGGTAGGTATGCTTGCGATACAGCTGCAGATAATCCAAGTGGCAGCGGCCAACCAAGTCATAGGTTATGGTCTCGCGGCCATAGCTCTCGTACTCGCGCTTCTTGGGATACTTGTTCCACAAGCACAGCCTTGCGGTCTCGCTCTTGCCCAGCACCTGCACGATGCGATTGTAGATGTAGGGAATGTCAAAGCCTTCGCTGTTCCAACCCGTGAGTATGTCGCAATCCTCGATCAGCGTGAGGAACACGTCCAACAGCTCTTTCTCGTTGGAGCACAGCATGGTATCAGGGAACTCTGCGCAGACGTCTTCTGCTACCTGCTGGCTCATCTTGCGCGGCTTCAACACCAATGTGAAGTTGCGCTCCAGCCAGTTGAGATAGAGGCTGATGGCAGTGATTGGCGAGAACGCATCCTCGGGCGTGCTGAAACCGCGCAGGGGATCAAAGTCAGTCTCAATGTCGAAGAAACCCACGTTCAACTTGGGCGCTGGCGCGTCTCGATAGTTGTCATACAAGCAACGGAATATGGGATTGATGTCGCTCTCGTGCAGCTTGTTCTTGGGCAGCACACCCAGCTCGCGCTTGAATTCCTTGTCCTTGTTGGTCTGGAACTTCTCCAGCCTCGTACCATGTATGCTGGTGTACTTGCCGCGCTCACTGGGCCAATATACCACGTATTTTGTTGGATGTTCTGTTAGTACGCGCCTACCATCTGGCAGTCTCTCTGCTACATAGATGGTGTTCTTTTCACGGTCGATGATCGCGTCGACGTAGCTCATGTATACCTCCTTGCCGCTTGTGGCCGGCGAACCTTGCTTGTTGCTGACTTGCCCAGTCAGACCAGGGTCTTGTATGTATCACTATTGTACCATGCGGCAGCGTCAGAAACGATATCTCTGAGGTTCTTGATCGGCTGCCATGTGAGATCTCTCTTGATCGCATCAGTGTTGGCCAACGTGAACGCAGGATCGCCCGGGCGGCGCGGACCGATCTCGTAGTCCACTGGCTTGCCCGTCATGATCTCAACTGTCTTGAGCACTTCCAGCACGCTGTAACCCACGCCGCAGCCTATGTTGTAGGCCCAGAAACCTGGATTGTTCTGCAGCCATGCCATGCCCATCACGTGCGCACGAGCTATGTCGCTGACGTGCACGTAATCTCTGATGCAGGTACCATCTGGCGTGACGTAATCACCACCATAGACCATGAACTTGTCGCCGCGCATCTGGCTTTCCATGATGCGTGCTATGATGTGAGTAGCACCTGGTTCCTGCCCGAGATTGGCGCGAGGATCAGCACCCACAGCGTTGAAATAGCGGAATGCCACTGCGTTGAGACCATAGGCACTGCAGTAATCCCTGAGGATCATCTCGCCCATGAGCTTGCTGCGCCCGTAGGGATTCACGGGATTCAGTATGCTGTTCTCGCGAGCAGCATCCTGTCCGTCGCTGTAGACGGAACTGCTGCTGCTGAATATGAGATTGTTGATCTTGTGCTTGCGCATGTGATCCAACAGCGTGAGCATGCCACCCACGTTGGTACCATAATAGCGTGCGGGATCTGTGACGCTGGGTCCAACCAAGCTGGCAGCAGCACAGTGTACCACTGCCTTGGGCTTGACATCAGCCAGGGCGTCCAGCGCTTCTGGGCTGTCATAACTGGCATGCACCACGCGATCAGCCCACTGGTGGGTATGCGTGAGCGCACTTGCTCGATTGTCAATTACCAAGGTATTGCTCTTGGTCTTGCTCTTGATCTCAGCAGCTATGTGGCTGCCCACATAGCCGCATCCACCAGTTATGGCTACCCAGTCGGCCATCAGTTGCGATTCGCAATCAACAGGATCTCTTCGATCTCGTCCAGTTCCTCGCGGCCGTCTGCGAGAGCATCGCGGTTTTCCTGCATCTTGTAGGCAACACGGATGGCCTTGTTCAGCACGGCTTTCTTGATCTCAAGTTCTGCTGCGATGGCATCTACGGTCTCCTTGAGACCTTCCTTGAGGGTTTCTACGTCGCGAGTGATTGCCACGCCCTGCGTGATCAATTCCTTGACCTTTGCCTTGTCGCTCTCGCTGAGGCTTCCGATGCTCATATCTATCTCCAAAGGTTAATAATAGTTTGATATTAAGGTTAGTTAGCTGTGGTGTCAATCGCTGCCACGGCATTTTGGAATCTACGCAGCTGTAAATCGTTGATATCAGCTGCTAGATCCAAGAACAGCTGCCTGTTGTCCAGCAATCGTTTTTGGTTGGTTGTGCGCCATTGCTGCCAGCTGCCCAAAGGTTTAGCACAGATGGCTGCTATCTGATCCACTACCATGCTCACGCGCAGATATGGATCTGGTTGGCGATCGTAGGCATGATCCACGACGTCATCAAAACAGTCAAAACCCAGCTGGCGCAGTTCATTTATGGCACCGGGTGCGCTGTTGATCACGAACAGCTGTCCCAGCAGCAGAGGTTTGCTGCTCTTCTCGGTCAGCTGCAGCTGTTTCCAACGATCGCTGATTGCCGGATCAGGATCATCCCAGTTGGTCTCGCACACCAGCTGCGCCAACGCGCCCGTGACTGCGGGATGCAGCACGCTGTTGGTGTGTATGGCCAAATCGTCATGAGCAACAGGTCCATCTATGTACAGTGGGAACCTATGGCGCAGGCGCTCTGGTGCTACCAAGAATTCCTTGGGTCCATAGCTGTAATCGCTGTAACCTCCGCTGCCACAGCTGATGCGACCCAGGTGGTCCAAGCCTCTGTCCATGAGATCACAGGCCGCCAACACGCGGTGACGCCGAGGCACCCTGGCCAACATCACGTAATGATGCGAGATTTCTTTGGTGAATGCTGCCACGCTGTTGGTAGCAGGATTGCTAAACGAGCACATGCTCTGTCCATATGGTATGCCCTGATCGCCAGCATCGCTCCACAGCATGATCCTGGTTCTAGGTATGCCAAGGCTTTCCAGATGCGCTAACTGTTCAGCTATCTCAGACAGAGCTGTGGTCATGCCCTCGTCATCTAGCACCAATAGATCGCAACCCTGCTGCCATGTGTCGGCTATCAAGTCATAGGGCACGCTGCCCACTTGCCATACAGCATTTTGGTGCAGCACGCAGATGCGAGTGCTGCCCAATGCCAGCTTATCTTGCCAGCTGGCAAGGTAATGATTTATGTCGAATGGTGTCAGTGTTGCTAGATCGCTGGTAGCTATGACGCAGCTTGCTGCGGTGGTGAGTCGTTGCCAATTGATCTGCATGCAGCAGTCTAGACTATGTAGATGCGCAGAGCAACCTGCTCAGCCGAATATGCGGATCTCTTGTGGGAAAAGGCTTGACAGCGTGGTCGGATCGATGGATATGCTGGTAGATCCATACATGCCGTACATCTGCACACCGTTGTTCCAGGGCAGCCATGTGCTGCCATCCGTGCTGGTCATGTAGGTGTACTGCGTGAGCGTGCTGTAAGCGCCGGCTATCCAATGATCGTTGAACCATATCACACTGCGCCAGAAATATCCCTGCATGGTATGCGAGTTCCAACCTATGCCGTCGTTGCTGAATATCACAGCGCCGCTGCTGGCAGCCAAAAGCTGACCATCGGGATTGCTGGCTATGGCCAAGAAATCCAATTGGTTGCTGGCTGATCCTCCTCCCAGTGGTATGCTGCTGGTGGAACTGAAATTGGTACCAAGCAGTATGTTGGTGCTGCTGTTGTAGGTCTGTCCCAGCAGCATGCTGCCGGTTGAGTTGATGCGATCGCTAACGCTGCTAAAGAATGGGCTGCTGTTCCACGTGGGATTGCCAAGGTCGCTGGTGTTGATTATCACACCGCGACCACTGAAATACAGCACACCCGAGACTTCTGCCACATCATACAGGGGACGGTTCACGAAGCTGCTGGGTATGCTGACCTGCACCCAGCTGTTGGGATCAGGCACGCTGCCACCGCCAACCCAGTTGACATCTTCCGTGTACCATATGTCAGGTTGTCCGTTGACATGGCCCACTGCTACCCAGACCGAAGTGCTGGTGTTGTTGACCAAGATGTTCTCAAAGTAGCGAACGTTGTGGAACCAGCTGTTGGGATAGGGGTGCGTGAATGCTTGGTCCCAGGTGTAGGGACTGCCTGATTCATTGATCAGTATCTGCGCCACTTGATCACCAAGCTCATATTCGCCTGGCAACACGTTGTCGTCGTTGTAGATGCGCGAGCCGGATATGGCAAATATGGGACGGCTGCCACCGTTGGTGCCCCAGCTGATGCCCAAGGCCGTGAAGTTGGCATCCAACAATCTATCAGCTGTCCATGTTACCAAGTCACTGCTGCTAGCGCTCCAACCGCTGTCGCTGATGGCCACGAACACGTTGCTGCTGCTGTTGGCTGTGATGCCCTGCGCACGCATGTTTGGAGGAAATGGCTGAGTGATATCTTCCGCACTGCTCCACAGATAACCATCCGTGCTGGTGGTGATGCCGCCCACACCAATCACGCGATCATAACGCTGACCTGCACCTATGAGTATGCTCATCTCAACTCCGCCGTGTGGTATTTATGGGTCACTTGACGCCGATCTTCATCCAGCGCACATAGCGATCATCTGGATCATGCAGGGGTATGCCGCCCAGGAACATGGTATCGCTCAAGGGGTATTCCTCGTCAAACTCCGCCAGGCTGTGCACGGTGTTGAAGCGGTTCTGTGGTTCGTCGCTGCGCCCCTGCAGTGCTACCCAGGTCCCCGTGGGTATGTGCTCTAACCAACCCGCGTTGCGCATGTTGTTGGTGCTGTTGTTGATCACCAAGCTGGGAGCTGGTGCGTCATAGGTGATGGTGTTGGCATCGGCAGCCATGCTGATCAATCTGCCCTGCTTGTAGAGCCGCGGCATCAATCGCTTGCTGGTGTTGAGATAGTCCGTGTTGAGGTCCACATCTACCATAGTCCTGAACGGAACCTGCTTGATCAGCATGAACAGTGCCATGTTACCATACCAGCTGCCTAGCGAATATACCGTGTTGAATTTGCTGATGTTTTCTTCGCTCATTAGGCGTTTTAACGCGCCACACATCCATAGCTTGCTGAGCATGAGGCTGGGTGTGAAACTGCCCTTGAGGGTCTCTGGTGCTGATTCAGTGATCATCCAGTATTTAACGGCGGTTGCTCACAGCAGTACCGCGGAGAATCCTGTTGTTGTGGCTAGCCCTAACATTGCGCAGATCGTTGCGCAGCTGCTCAATCTGCCTGGCTTGGTCCTTGACCAAGCGTTCCAGCTCAGCGACTCGTTCGTCCATGTTCTTGTGTTCTAATGTCATGCTGATATTTAATGCATTCATGCGAAAGGGGCGTCAACCGCGCCCCTTTCCTGTGTTATGTGTGGTATTTACTTGATCTGCGACCATACCTTACCCTTGATATCTGCTACCACGGCGTCTGGTATGCTGATGTAATCAAGCTCAGTTGCTGCGCCCTTGCCCTTGCTAAACGCATAGTCAAAGTAAGCCAGCGCTGCCTTGCTGGCGGCCTTGTCGTCTGGATTAGCATACATGAGTATGAAAGTGCTGGCTGCCATTGGCCAGCTGTCTGCACCCGGTTGGTTGGTTATGACCACGCCCATGCCAGGCGTGCTGTTCCAGTCTGCTTTGGCAGCTGCTGCTGCGAAAGCTGCGGCCTCTGGAGCTACCGTCTTGCCCTCAGCGTTGATCATCTTGGTGTAGACCATCTTGTTCTGCTTGGCATAGGCATACTCAACATAACCGATGCTGCCTTCCGTCTGCATGACATTGTTGGCAACTCCGTCGTTACCCTTGGCGCCAAAGCCCACTGGGAACTCAACAGCTGTACCTTCTCCTATGCTGCTCTTCCATTCCAAGCTGACCTGGCTGAGGAAGTGCGTGAAGTTGAAGGTAGTGCCTGAACCATCGGCGCGGCGTACTACCACGATTGGCTTGCTGGGCAGCTTGAGCTTGGGGTTCAGCGCAGCGATGGCTGGGTCATTCCAGGTCTTGATCTTGCCGAGGTAAATTGCGGCCAGGGTGCTTCCATCCAGCACCATCTGACCTGCCTCGACACCGTCGAGGCGTATGACTGGTACTATACCGCCTATAATCTGAGGCCACTGTACCAGTCCATATTTGTCTAGATCTTCCTTCTTTAGCGGCATGTCAGTGGCAGCAAAGATCACGGTCTTGTTCTCGACCTGCTTGATGCCTGCGCCAGATCCTATGCTTTGATAGTTCAGCTGATCAGTGCTGACTGCCTTGTAGCCTTCTGCCCACTTGGCTGCTACTGGATAGATGAAGGTGCTGCCTGCACCCGTGATGTCTGTGGCCCATACCGTGGTAGCTGCCAGCGCCGCTACAGCTGATAATGCTAGTTTCTTGAGCATCTGTTCCTGTCTCCCTTGTTGATATTTCCAAAAATATTTAAGAGTCGCAAGATGACAAAACGATGAAATTACAATGACAACGCTGTCATAGTTGTCTTATATATGATCTCATGGGATCAGCCAGATCCCTGTTGATGCGCTTGACAGAATACAGCCCTTGGCTGGGAAACGGTGCGTAGTCATAGACAAAGTTGTGCGGCTGCCAGAATGTCACTGGCCTGCCTGCGCGTATGTCATCTACGAACTGCGGATCACTGAGGAAATGCTGATCATGCTTGAAAGCACAGTAGGGATTGGTATGGTTCTTACCGTTGGTCAAGAACCAACTCAGCGTGGGAAACAAGCACTCTTCCAGCGCCCAGGGTAGCACCAACTGATCCAATGCGTGGAAGCGCAGAATGAATTTGGTCATCTCGCCGAACAGCTCTCGGGCATACCAACTGCCTTCAATGATGTTGCCTAGGTAGCAGGGTAGGCCTCTCCATATCTGTTGTGCCTGCTGCAGAGGAGGCCAATGTGGATCATAGGGTTGATCATCAGGCGTGAACCAGAGGCTGTGCTCGTAAGCCCCTATGTGATCAGCCACGTCCGGTCGCACGAACAGCTCGCTGGTGTGCAGTATAGACAGGTGAGTGAAGTCTAGTCCCAGCTGGCTGGCATGTATGAAGTTGCTGACATGCGTGGGAATCTGGCAATGCGCATGCCCTGTTGGCCAGCGCTGCGGATTTATGTAGACGTTGTGTTCATAGGCAAGGTTTGGATCAAATCCCTGCCAATTGGCATCTGCATGTATGATTATGGGATGCTGCCATCCTACCATCCTGCGCACGTTGCTGATGGTATCACGTATGGTCTCGTTGCTCTCGTGGACTGGTAGGCTGAAAAGTACGGTGGTCATGCCACAGTTTAGCCTAAACCGCTAGGGTCAATCAACCAATGAGGCTGGCTGCCAGCTGTATGGCATTGATCAGCTCGGCCTTGATCTGCATGTCCGTGGCATCGCCCTGTATGGATTCCATGTTGCTGAGATCGTTAAGCAGGCTGCGATAGTCGTCTGATGTGATCTGACCGTTGCGATAAGCTGATTGGTACTGCTGCAGCAGCTGCAGCTTCTGCACGGCCCACGGACGACCGCTGTTCATGATGTCTGTCATAGATTAACCCTCGATTGTGCGCCCTTGGCGATGTTGTCTATCTCGTTGGTGAGATTTGGTTTCTTCAGCACGCAGAAGAACTTGCTGCTGTCGGGCTTGAGGCCCTGCAGGCTGTCATTGAACAGCTGCTCCATCTTGAGCAGATCCCTGCTGCCCTTGCTGGTGCTGTACAGCATGAGCCATTCCGTGCGATCTTTGGTGTAGGTCAGCTGTTCCGCATAGTTCTTGCTGCCGCAATCCAAGTGATGCACGGCCAGCTGTATGTCAGTGATGGCTACAACTTCGTTTGGATCCCAGAAGCTGGGTATCTCGTCCTTGAGGCTGGCACAACCGGCTAGTGCTAGCATGGCTAGGGCTGCTAGTAGCTTTCTCATGCTGCATCCTCTAGATCCTTGAGGAACCTGTTGATGTCAGCTTCGCTGTAGCCCAACAAGCGCCCCAGCTCCCTGTGATAATCTGCTGTGGGATTTTGACCGTTCTTGTTCATGTCATAGATCAGCTGACCTATGCGCTTTACTCTGGCTTCCTGCCCAGGTTGCCCTATCACGTAGTAGTTGACATCCATGTTGGGCAAGCGCCATTTCTGCTTGATCCAACCATAGTGCTCCATGTTGGGTTCGTACATCTCTTCGTACTGACCCATGTCAAGGAAGGTCACTGCTGGCTTGGTGC